TCCTCGCAGCACGCAATTGCGAAAAGCAGGATGTATGCAATCCAAGGCATTAACGCAACTGGATTTTTCACATAAAACCAGCCGTAACCATGATAGTTTTTTTGTAAGTTCATTGTCCTGTCCCCCGCGATATTTTTCCTCTTAGCCGATCTTCTGCCGTCCAGAACCGCCACGTACGCGCATGGCGAACAGCACATCTCTCTACATCTCCGTCCAGTACCATCTTGGCGTGGTAGCCACCTTGATATCCCAAATCCTCAATCACCTTGCACAGCTTGCCTTCGACCACAATGTTCATCATCACCACTCCAAATATCTTTTCAATATGTCAGCACATCGCCGACGTTCATTTTCTCTAATCCCAGAATCTCCGTTTCGTCCACAACAGTGTGCATTTCCACGTCTTGGATTCCGTATGGTGTCCACGGTTCTAATTGAACGAAACCGTGAGCGTCCCATCCAGCTAGATACGGATAATCGTCGCGGCGAAACAGGAATCCTTCGATCATGTACCCGGAGCCGTAAAGAATTTCAACATTAGCGTACTCATCCCAACCAGCAATCCAGGCTGCAAATACACCCTCCGGTTTCAGCCGATAACCAGAAGGCATCGGAATAAATACAGAATATGTATTATCAGTAATTTTTTTATCGAACATGAATAGGTCGGATACAATCAATTGGTAGACTGTATCCCCTTCAATGGCCTGCCCTTCAAGTTCTGTGATTCTTCCGTCGATATTTCGGAGAATCATCAATAGAGACTGGCTACCATACTCCGCTCCTGGCGTGGCTGATCCGATGTTTCCAACAAACTTCCCACTTATATCAGAACTACGCAAATGTGCAAAATTATCCCTAAAAGGCTCACGCCCAGGATACCGATCAATGAGAGTCGGAGTAGGTGTTGGTGTGGGTATCTGCGCATCAACATTACATGGACAAATCATAATAAATGCACACCACATCACCATTAGAAAAAGGACGATTTGCCACAGGACGTATTTTTGTGTATGTACCATCCTCATTTTGAACCTCTGTGTAATCCATACCCTGAATTCTTGGGTAAGAGTCTCGTACAAATACCATTGTTGTCCCAGGCATATATGATAAAGCATCTCCATTTTCATCTTGTATTTCAATATCATCTATTGACCCATTATCCCCACAAGAAACTATAGTTATAAAAGGAGAACTTGCCGATGATCCTAATGGAGATGAGGATAATGTCGGAGCGAATCCATTGATTATTGTCAATCCAACTGTTTTTTCCATTTATCTTATCCATCTTATTAAGTAGCCCCCATAATAATTCCCCCCACAACCCAAAATGCTGAACCTGATTCAATTGTGCCTGTATAAGGAATGCTATCTGACCCTACCTTAAACCCAGACGCAGAACGAATATAGGCATCTGCATCAATGGCATTATCTCGATAACTGCTCAACCGAACAGGAGCAAGAGAGGACAATCCACCATCATACGTTCCCAGATATAAATCGTATTCTTCATCATCGTTTCGATTGATTGAGAACACATTATTGCCACTTGTTGCTTCTGTTATTTGAACTGGACCGGAAGAAGACCAATTCAAAGAGCTATCATAGTTTATAAAAAGATTAAAATTTTGATTGATGGCTCCAAATGAATCCATATTCCCCAAACGAGAAGTCAAAAATTCTTGCCCCTCAACTTCATACCAATAAGTTGACTTCAAAAAAGATTTTTGTAGAATGCGATTTGCAACATCCAATGGACCATAAATAATCCCACCATCAGGAACAACGGGGAACGTCCAAGTATCATTAATATAAAAAGCCAATTCTCCATCATGATTATCCCAATCTCCTTCACCATTCGCGGGAACTATAAACAAATCTCCATTTACAGCATCATTTGCTACTGGAGAAGCATTAGCAGGGTAATTGGCTAGAACTGGAAAAGTTAAAGCATCCATTCGATCCAAAAATTGATTATAGATGACATCTGCATTGACCTGCCCCTCCACCATCCGATCCAATCCCAATTTAGGGGTAGTGTATTCATCTGCAAAAACACAAAATACAAATATCAAAAGCAAAGCAGCCCAACTAACCAAAACAAAACGGTTTGACATAGTCTGATCTCCTATGCAGTAAACGTCTTTTCCACCCCAAAACCTCTCCCAAACTCTCCTATCTGAAACAATTCTACCTTAATTTGGTTTACTTCGCTACCAAAAATATCTTTTTGCCCATATCTGTAAGAAGAGCCAATCGGTTTTCCTGGTACATACCCGGTCAATTGCCAACTTCCAAGAACTGGAAGAATGTAGTAAGGATTCTTCTGATTCTGTGGCAATGCCGTAATTATAATGGATTCAGTGTGAACAACTTCATCCCCATTATAAATATCAATCTCATATTTTTCAATTGGTTCCCCAATTTCTTCCAAAGTTGTAATAAATTCTGACAGACCTCTTCTTCTTCGAATCCAAGTAAACTCCCAAGCCCCATTTTCTGCTTTTACTCCCCGAAATGTGCCTGGAGCAAGTGGACGTTTGGACACACCTTGGAACTCAAAAGGAATTACTGGAACATCATCTGTGCTCTTTCCAGACGATACAATTTTGAAATATATTCTTTGTCCAATATCTTCTTTCTTCAAAGGAATCCGCATTACATTATCCAAAAATACAAATTGTTCCCCTAAGTGATGGTCATCAATAGCCCATTCTGTCCCTCGTCGTCCTCGAAGCAATCCACTCAAACGATACTGATCCGCAGCCAATTGAGTAGCCGTTCGAGCATGAATGATCTCTGTGCCACACAAATAAGCTCCTTTACCTTGATATACTTCCTGTTTTGTATAACTACGAAGAGCTGATGTCTGTCCATATGCTAGTCGCACATCCACATAATTAATTTCATCCCAAGCCCCCTCTGTCCCAGAAGCGAGGCCATGTTCTCCACTTCCTCCATAAACCGTACCTATAGCCGAAATTTTTTCCGTTCCTTGTAAGAAAGAAAATTCTGTATCCGCTTCCCGTTTAATCCAAATGGAAGCTCCTGACCAATTCTGATAAAACACATTGGAGGATTCTTGTCCAATTGCAGGACATACAGCCATATAAAATCCATAAGGAACAGAATCATCCCCAACTTTCAAGAGGGGAATATCAAGAATCTGAGCCAATGTATCAGGAATTGTCCATTTGGAGGGAATAATAAACCCAGTTCTAGTAATTCCCGTATAGGATTTGGAATAAATGTCCAAATCTTCTAAAGTGCACTTCAGTTCAATAATTCGATTTTCCAGAGATACTCGTTTTTCAGTGATTCGTAATGTGTACCCCACATTATCAATTGTCGTAGTAAACGTATCCCCCGGCAAACAATCCAAATAATTGATTGGAAGGGAACAGGAAATTTCGTTCTCGGATAAATGGTAATCATCCCGAAGAATCATTGCTATTTTTTTGGCTTCATCATCTGTTAGTACAACAGGCAATTCTACCGATTCCACTTTTTTGGAAGTGGTTACTGAATCAAAGGAATGTTGGATGCTCTTTTCATATTCCATTTCTTGAGAAATATAAGACACATCAAATTGTTTAGGAGAATCCTGCCAATCGTTTTTTATAATGGAAATCTTGGATTTTACCCCTGATCCAATTGGTTTAATTCCCATATTGGATTCGGAAACAGAAAAATCAGCCGAACCTCCTCGTTGTGTGAACGTAATTTTTCCATTTGCTTCTTTCTGATCCAAATAAAAAGCCGCTAACAAATCAGAAATTGTTTGGCGGGGAGATTCTACGTTATACCGGCAGAACCCCCGGACTGTGAGATCAGATAGATCAGTCAAATCCAAATCCCCAGAAACAAGTGTGGATTCAGTGCAAATATCCGTCAATACATCATCCAAATCAGCTGTATCTGCATCCCGAACTGTATCAGGTTCCGTCCGGTAAATGGTATTTGTCAGAACACCAGATCGTCCTCCTCCTATAATAAAGATGCAGTCATTGTAAACACAAATGGATGGAGGATAGGCTATATCGTAATCTGTCAACTCGGTTGTGCCATTCAAGAGAATTGAATCTGCTGCCCAGGTCACTCCGTCTGAAGAAGAATAAATCTTCAGCTTTCCCCCCGTTACTCCAGCCACAAAGGCATAGTATTTATTCCCCCAATAAACAGCTCCTACAACTTTTTTTGTTCCGGTAGCTCCCCCTGTTAAATCAGCACATATCTGAGAAAACTGACTGGTAGTTTCATTCAATTGCATAACTTGAAATGAATTTGTTGGTAAAGAACCTGTAGAATCAGTACATACTACACCACCCACTAAAAGAATCACATCGGTACTAGTATTATGAACAAGGTAATGCCCATGCCGCCATCCTATTCCACAATCTCCCGTCAATCGTCCTATTGCAAATCCATTAAAGAGCTTCTGGGTAACAGGGTCAGTTCCATTGAACATAATGAACAAATCTTTATGATAAGTCTTTGTTCCCCCAGAAAGTTCATACCCACCACAAATAAAAGATTTCTGAACTTCTGTCCAATTACCCCAATCATCCACATCGATTTTGCTATAGGAAATACATCCAGCCTGAGTAATGGTTAAAGGAACTTGATAATAGCTTTCCAAATTGTCCACATCCGTAATATTCTTTGGTCCCGTTCCTGTTCCTGTTTTCGTCACCCCAAGCTGATCCTGCCGATGATACATATTCAAAGCACCCGATGAAGTGATCCATCTTTTATATTTACTGGAAGAATTATCATCCCCACCAATAATGCCAATTTCATTAGCATCCCAAATCAATCCAGAGAAAGCTCGTTTTCCGTAATCGGTTATTGTTTTAGTCTGTCGCCCATTTGCTCCATAATGAATTACTCTTGGATCATCTGGTATATTGGCTTCCTTTTTCCAATATTTTCCATCCGTGCTCGACCAGATTTCCGAAGAATAATCCGATGCGTCTTTCCCTCCAATTAAATAAAACTTTCCTGCCGGAGAAGATATTAGACTATGTCCATACCGAGCAGACCATACTCCCGCACTCGTAATTGCTTCTGTTGGTGTGATTGCAGTAAATGTCTTCTGTTCATCCGCTGTACCTGCAATTACTTCCACTAAGAATTGGGGAATGGTGTTTCCATAGTTTTCTAATTCAAAATCCTTTAAGACAATATAAGCAAACCCCCGATGAGCTGAATAGTGCCCTGCATTACCCCCCGTTTCAATCTTTGTGTTATTCATATCGAAGATACAGTCATAAGCATCCAGCAAAGTAGGATCAACGGTTTGATCCTCAGTTCCATAGTAAACCCGCATAAATTTTGCAGCAAAACGCCGAGAAGCTAACCGTTCTTCAGCTGTTGCTGTTGAACGAACATTATAAATCATTTTCTGATTGGCTTTTATAGAAAGAATTCCCTTAATTTCATTTTCACAAAGACCCAATGCAATTGTGCACCGAGCTGTATAGTATTTCATATCATCCGTAGTCTTCTTCTTGACTTCCCGAAGGTATCCTTCCTGCCCATCCCCTCGACGATACCGTTTAGCAAATATGATATTAGGGGCAATAGATATTGTTCCCCAAACTTTTTTAATTGACTCCCCATAAGTAGAGGTTGTAATGGAAAGATCGTCCAGATGCCGCGCTCCAGGTATTTTGGGACGGGTAAGATAAGAAAACAAAAAATTAGCAGTAACAAAAGCAGCTGCGGCAAACCAAGCCCAGGCTCCTTCAAGCCCAAAAAATATAAACCCTAATGTTGGATGGAAGTGCATTAGTATTTACCTTGTACATCCATATTGGCAAACACGTCTTTTCCTGGCACAGCAGGAAATCCAAAAAAGTTTATGACGTTATCAAAAACATTCAAACAGTCCCCATTCATATCCTTATCACATCCAAATACCGCTGTGAACCCATCATCTGCTTGAATTTCATAAAACATATCATAGAACAACTCAATCGTGTGTACTCCATCCGCATACGTATGGATTCGGACTTGAGATTTTTTTCCTATGTTATTCCCACTCGTCCAAGTTACATACCCAAACCGAAATCGATTACTATCTGTCAAAGCTGGATTGAGGTCAATGCAAGTAAATTCTTTTTGGCTTGTAGCAGTATCCACACTGCCAGTATAAGTATAATCAGCCAAATCCACTCCCAATCCGCAAATCCCCAAACCAAGATCATTCTGGCAATATGGTGTATAACGTTTCCCTACATCTTGTTGGAGAGCTTGAGAAAGGGATCGAAGTTCTATTTCAAAGTCAAAATCTTCAATTGTAATCTTTCCAATTGTTCCTTTGGTGATAATCCCAATTCCCATACTGGTATCATTGTAATTTAGAAAGAACAGCTGAAATGTAGCCCCCCGATATAAGTCATTCAGCATATCCAGACGTTCAAGAAATCCATCAAAATAAGGATTCTTATGGTCCAAGTTGTCCACATTCAATCCAAGAGTGCTCCGAATTTCTGTCAAATCCACTCCTGGTTGGGATGAATAGATATTTCCACCATAAGAGATATCAACATCATGGCTGGTAATATAGTAAGACTCTCCATCCGTCCGAGTAATAGACAGACAAAAAGCAATTGTAGGGTTTGCAGAACGAAGGTGAGCTCGAAGTTCATCAGAAATATTCATCATGATGGATTAGGCCACTCCACTAAGTCTAAACTGAATGAAAACCATTCATAGTTTTCAAAATCCGTACTCAGTGTCTTTGTTCTAAAGACACAAGGAATATCATACTCAAATGTAGCCAAAATCTCTTCGCCACTATCAGGAACCGATCCCGCTGCAAATACAATCAGCCCCGTTTTATAGTCAACATCAAAATCTACACCTTCAGTCACCGAAGAACCATCCACCGTAATTGTTACACCTGTGGAAACGACAGGCTTTAGAATACTCTTTGTTTTATACCCATTCACATATCCATCGGCAACAGCCGATGCGATTGTAGAAGTGACTGTGATTGTTGTATTCCCATAAATCAAATCTGCTGCATCACAAGCGATCCATGTTTTCAAGACAATTTCGGTATTCCCTGAAATTTCATTATAAGAAATGGAGTATATTCGAGTAGTTTCCAAATTAATTGAAATCAATTGATTGACAGAAAACTCACCAGAAACATCTCCGTCAATTTCAACAGTCTTAGTATCTTCCGTTGCTGCTTCAATTGTATAAGTCTCTGTTACAACTCCAGAACTTTGATAATTAGCATCATTGCCGGTAGAGCCTGAAATAAAGAAAAAAGCACCACTACTGAATAGAGATAAATCAGCATCCTCAATCGTAAATTTCCCAGCCCCTGTATCTACTTTTCGAATAGCGTACTGAACAGGAGTGCTATTGTAATTTTTTACCAATTGAAAATCAGTTGTAGTTCCATCACCAATTCCAATAAGTTCATTTGTACCTTGATAATCTCCAGGGTCTTTGAATCGAAATCCTCCCTTTTTCACCAACAAAAAGAAATCCCGTATTTGATGGAACTCGGACGAAGAGATAGCTGACGCTCGAATGGAATACTCACGAATGGCGGAAGTCTGAACTTCTATTGGGGAAATAATATTCCCTTCTTGATTCTCATTAAGAAGAATAGTTTGCCCCGGTCCGCCGGAAGAACCATAATTCAATTCCAATGGGAAACGGAGTTCATAAAACATTTACATATCCCTTTTTGCGTTTTGAGTAACTTGCATAATATCGTATCCAACTTGTCGAGCTGATCGTTTTGTCTTTTCATTGTTGATATCCCCACTCACATACACATTTACAGACATTGGAGAAATAGTCCTAGCTCCTGCCCCACTTATTCCTGTAAACGATCCCACTCCAAATGCCGGAGAAGATGCAGCAGCATTTGCAGTAGAAGTTCCAGGACTTCCTAAAGCAAATAGGCTTCCTAACAAAGGACGAATAATTCCCAACCGAATAATTTCAGAAGAGACTTGCTGGAAGAAAGAAAGAAAGTCCACCTTTTGAGCTGAAAGCATGTTTGTAAGCAAATCTTCCATTCCTCCAATCGTATCACTCCAGATTTGATAGGTATTTTTAGCGTAATCCATAGAATTCTTACTATATTCAGCCATTGCAACCTGAGCCCCCGTCCAAGCATCTCCAATTTTCATAATGATGTCCAAGTGCATATTATATGCTTGATCTTCAAGTTGTCTCTTTACATATTCATACGTATCTGGAGAGATTCCTGATTTTACTTTTTCCAATTCATCCATTTGAATTCGAAAAGATTCAGCAGGATCATATCGTTCCCGATATTGTTTCATTAAACGATCTAATTGCTTTCCTGTTAACTGACCGGTCAATTGGGCAATAGATTCATCCCGTTGTTCCTTTATCGCATCCAAATACCGTTTTTCTGCTTCAGCAGACAAAGTATATCCAGCCTGCTTCATTTCCAAAAACTTGGACATCTTTTCTTCATAATCAAATTCTGGATTGTATTGAGACTCTAACTGATCCCGATATTGTCTATAAGCCTCTTGTTGTTTTCGGAGTGAAGCATTCGTGATATCTTGAATTTTTGCTTCCGTAGTTTCTGCTAAAGATACTCGGAATATTGAAAGAGCTTCATCTAAGGACTTTCGTTCATTTGTGCCTTCTTTATAGGCACTTATAGCTCTCTCCATATCCTGTATTTGGTTATCCGCTGATTGCTGAACTTGTAGTGCAGCCAATAATTCTCCATCTACACCAATTTGTACACGTTCATCAACGGACTTTTTAGTTGCATCCTTTATTTTGTCTAACAAATCCTGAAACTTCTTCAAAGCAGAAGCAGAAGCAGAATCATCAATCTCCCCCTCTGGTATTTTGAATACATTTGGGATTAATTCACTAATATTAATTCCATAGAATTCTCCCATCATTTGAGCCCCAAACAAATCCCCTGTTTTTTTCAAATAATCCGTAAGGAATTTTGTTTGCTCATCCATTTTTTTCTTCAAAATCTCATCAGGAAGAAGCCCTGTTTCTATTGTTTGGTTTAACTCATCAACAGTTTTTTTCCAAGCTGATTGTAGCCGATTGAGTAGACTTTGGGCTTGGTCAATTTCATTATTAGAAGGCACATTTGCATTTCCATAAACAACCCCTCCATTAGGACCAATAAATGAAGCTCCATAAGAAATAGAAGCTTGTTTACGTAAGTCATCTACAATCATTTCCTGCTTTTTCATTTTGTCATAAGCAATTCTTTGAGTTTCTTGCATTTGTCCAACAGCATTTGCCCGATTCAATTCTTTTACAGCGTCTGCATAAGAAATGGTTCCTGCTGTTAATTGATCTAAAATAGACCTAAAACTTGGACCAAGCTTAACAAGATTCCCTGTTGCCTCATAAAATCTATTTTGATCTTCTGCCGTATGGTAAACATGCTTTCCATACTCTGAAATCACAGAAATAAGAGAGTTACTATGCTCTTTCAAATTACTCAATAAAACTTGATGCCGCTCAATTTCTTTATTCAACTTCCCCCAAGGAAGAATGGAGTTGTCTATTTCTTTATGAAAGGCAGCATATAACCCAACTACAGAAGCCCCACCAATAGCAGCAATTCCTCCGCCCGAACCTAATAATGAAAACAATCCTGATAAAGTTCGGGCAGCCCCACCAATTGCAGCTAATGATACAAGGGCAACCCCTAATCCCTCTACTGATTTAGCCATCGCTGCAAATCGTTGAGTATTTTCATTCAACAAATCTGGAATACCAGCCCATGTCCGAAGAATGCCCGTACCATAGTCAATAAACCCACCCAATACCTCCCCAATTCGAGATGCTAATCCCAAATCACTCATTTCATTCAAAGCTTGAGTAAAGGATTTAATCAAATCAATGTAAGATTGCTTGAATCCTCCTTCAGCAACTGCTATTCCGAATTGAAACATGGATGTACTAGCTCGGTTCAATTGAAGCTGAAGGGATTCTAAAGCGGCAGGGAGGGTATTCGCAAATTTCTCTTCCCATACCTTTGCCAAACGAGGAAGCAGAACTTCAGCGTAGATTTCACCTTTCTCAAGAGCTTTATCCAATTCCATCGTCGTCATTCCCATTGCTTTTGCTGCATCTTGAAAAGCACCAGGAAGACGTTCACCCAATTGACGGCGAAGTTCTTCTGTCGCTACACGTCCCTTTGATATCATTTGTTGGAGGGCATACATTGCACCAGCAGTCTGATCCGTAGAAAGCCCCATCGAAATAGACGCTTTAGAAAGTGCTTCAAATACCTGTTGAATCTGCCTTCCTTCCAAGGAAGTTCCCCGTGCAGCAACCTCCATCTGAGCTAATTGCTGAGAAGCAGTACGAAGATCAAGTCCCAATTCCTTTGATACCTTTACAACATATTCCATTTCTCTTCCAGCGGATTCCATACTTCCAGTTGCAGCAATAAAAGAGTTCTGCATTCGTTGCAAGACAAGAACCACTTCCTGCATCTCTCTTACCAATAGACCTGTTCCCAAACCAATTAAAGCATTTCGGAAATTGAAAAATGCACTTGTCACATGATTTGTGGAAATAGCAACTTGGTTCAAAGCCGTAGAGGCTTGCCGTCCAAAATTTGCAATATTGTTTAATATGGACGGAGAAATAGTTTGTTGTATTTTTAGCACAGAAGGAGTAGGAATAACACTAGGAATAGCACTTGGGAGGCTTCCAGATGTAGATACAATATTTCTTTGCTCTTCAATGGCTTTTCTAACCATTGACTTATAAGCCGTAAAATCTTGAGGAGTTAACAGACCAGCCTGTTTCAAACGATAGGCCATATCAAGTTGTCTACCAACCATCATTTGTGGATTAAGTTGCTCCTTGAACACTCTTGCTAGCTGTTGTTGATACGTATTCAATCCAAGATTCATTTTACTTAAAGCATTAGACATAGAAACGCCTAATTGATTGGCTTTTCTATCAATTGAATCCAACGCATGATTTACTTGTTCTAAGCCAGTTTGGATTTGGCTTGGATTCAACCGTATGATAATATTTTTAACTGGCATTGGCTTTTCTCATTTCCTCTAAGTAAACTAAATCCATTGCATTGATAATGTCTTCAAAATCTGCAAATGATTCCTGATCCAATTCCAACCGTTCTGCATATCGGTCAATGCACCACCAAGGAATAGGACCAATCCCCCCCATACTCCCTATCGAACGGCAAGTACTGAGTTGCCAAAACGCCCTCCAATACATTTCACTCCCAATCCATAAACGAGGGGCACTTCGAATAGAAAGGGGGATAGGATTTCCAGATTCCAAAGCCGCTCGAATGATTTTGGACTCATTGGCTCCTATCCCCTTATTTCCACCCTTCGTATAGTATTGAAGGACTTTTGTTAGTTTTTTATCAACTCCTCCGTCTGCCGTTTCTTAAAAGTGGAAAAATTCTCCGCATCCCGACGAATCATTGTCCACAATTCAGGATACTGCTTGAATACTTCCAGAACGTTTTCTGCCGTACATTCCACTGGATTCCCATTTTCATCCAGCACTTCTTTTGTTTCCGTATCAATATCTTCCCAATCCAAAACGACGGTTTCAGCATAAACTTTTTGGAAGATGTCCAGAGCTTTTCCTTCGGGTAACAAACTAAAGTCCAAAATACCTTGAAGCTCCTGAGCGTATTTGGCAAGAGCCTTATTGTACTTTTCATTACTTCCCCCTGCTCGCGCCAGAAGAACTCGCAAAGAGCCATATTGCCGCCACACACCTTTTGTCTCCAACTCCTCTTCTCTTCCTAACTGCCCATTAATTCTGTTATTCAACTTCATTTTGTTGATCTCCTTTAATCAGTAAATAAATTACGGAATATACCAAAAACGTTGAATTTTAATTGAATAACTCAAATCAGGATCAATCATTGCCTGAAATGGTAAATCCACCATAACATCAGCGTCCACACCTGAAACATCCGGTATACCACCAGTAAACTTGATCCGGGGGATATCAATCAGAAGATGCTGATCGCTGTCATCATCCAACACAATACTGTACCCTACAGCTGTTGCATTGAATGAATATTCAACAAATGTTTTATCACCAAAATAGGTGTTCAAAGACCCTGTGATATTGCATCGGCCAGCTCCCAAACCAATAACACCAATTGTGCCAATAGCCTGCTTTCTACGCAAATTATTGGTTAAAGAAATATTAGTACGCATAACATAATTGGGAGAGGCAATTGCCGTATTACCCAAAACAATTTGTCCCACTTCGGAAGAAGTATTGAATGGTGTATTTGTCGTTGCAGCAACTTCCTTTGCTGCTACTACTGTCCGCGTTGTACTGATTGTGCCCGTCTTTCCCATTACATTAACGGAAGCCTTAACAATATCAGCTTGGTTGAGTTCAAAATTTAATGTGTTAACCACACATCCAAGAGCTGTAATGTACTCATCAGGGGTATGATCATCATACTTTAATTCTATTGTATAGGATTTCTTTGTAGTGGAATTGGTAATCTTATCTCCCATATAAATTTTTACTGTATCCCCAGAACCATCATCTGTTGAAAATGTTGCAGGATAACGATCAAAAATCAATTTATCATATCCAGATACAACGGTTTCCAGAGAAGCAACCCGACACCACCCAGACCAAGCCAACCCTGTGAGGTATACCCAATCTCCTGCGGCAATTCCCAATGTACTAAAATTAAGAGGGGCTGCTGACGTAATGGAATGATCTGTACTACTGCTGGAAATATCAGCTGTTTCCGCCTCAATACCAATTACTCGAATTCTAGCCCCCACAGGAACAGTGGATTCACCAACTGTTGTTTCTTCATCACAAGTAATTGTTGTTGAATCCTTAGCTGTAACTTTGGCCCCATTAATATTGTTTTCACTATTAGTAAATCCTGTTGTTCGGATAAGATGATTAACTAAAATTGAATGTGTTCCAAGGGTGTAAATACCCCCTCCTTCAGACACATTACTAATTGGTGTATCCGATGTAGCATTGGCATAACTTGGAAGATTTACCCAGTCACTGAACAAAGCCCCCGCAATCAGATTATCAATGCACCCAAAGCTCAATTCAAAATTTATGTCCCCGCCAGCTTCTTTATCCACCAAAACGGCATCTGCAACATCCCGCGTGGACCGGATACGATTGCTGGTAATATATTTAGCTTCCACACCCAAACGGGGAGCACCGGTGTAGGCCATAATCTGAGCATCTGATGTACTCAAATATGTACCAAACGTTGCCTCTTCCGAAACAATCAATTGGACTTGATTTGCATCACTCATGAGAGGAGTACCTCCTTACTTTATTTCGTCAAAATAGAAATAGATCACTACATTCTGTTGATACCATTTACCATCCACTCCCACCGTTGTGATTCCCCCATCGTAGAAGTGAACATTGCTGATTACTTTTCCTTCAAATATCGATAAAGCCGTATTGGCATAAGTATCCGAATTGAATGTGTTATCTGAAACAGACGTAAAAATTTGAATGGACACAATACCAAACCGGCGAAATGATCTTGATCCTGATGGGGCAATGGAAACTTGTTTACTGCCATTGAAATGAACCACAAACCGAGCCCATGCGGACGTGCTATCCGGTGGGGTGAATTGTTCATTATCATAAGCCACATCCGTAGCAGAAGACCATCCCGTTCGGAAAGCGGCAATGATGATATCTCTGGCTTGGTTATGAGTAACACTCATGTTTGTGTTTTAACAACCTCAACGGGAACTTTGCTCCCAATTTCTTCCACCGATCTTTGTATAGCCATTTCTACAAAATGAAATCGATCCATCCTTTCGTGCCACCCCTCATTCAAACGATTAATATATGGGACATTGTTAGCAATAAAAATATCTCCTTGCCCTATTTTCCATGTCAACAAAGAAGCTTTTCCACTTCTTTGTGCTGCTTCATTCAGTTGAGCAAAAAACTTTTTTCCTATTTTCCATTTCCTTCCCACTATTTGCTCAAATGGAACACCAATAGAAGGAATCCAATTACTCCGGGCAAATCCTGTATCTACAGGGGTACTTTCCACTACTTCCTCATGAATCCTCGCCCCAAGTCTAATAACTTCCTCTTGAAGTTCAGATGCTAATTCTTTCATTACCCTTTTTGTTTCCTGCTCGTTCTGATCCATTGTCATTTCCTGATTTGAAGGAGCATTCCCACCAAATATCCTTTAAGCTCATAATTCTCCACATTTACAATCTTCCAAATGGAGCTATCGTCATCTACATAGAAATCTTCCACCGTTGGGGTAATTCCCACTACCTGAGATTTAGCCCCAGCAGGAATTGGGCTAGTCTCTGTTACTGCGTGTCCTTTTTCCAATCGAAAATCACTATCAGTAACAGCTGAAATTCGATACCGAACATTATTTCCAACAGTCGGAAAACCAGACAGCTCTACAACTTGATCGGCTATAAATCCAGAAGAAAGACAATGTATAAAAACTAGTGAAGCACCCACTACAAAAGTACTCATTGGGGTGTTATTGGATGTATTGGTAATTGAATATTTATCCGATGCTTGCCAATCCCCAAAAATACCCACACTATTCAATGAAACAAAAACCTGTTTATCCCCCCGTTGAATAATTTCCCCATCCACTAAATCTGCTGAATAATCAGAAACAATTACAGAGGCCTTATAATCTATAGTTGTTTTTATCCTACCTTTTGAGGGTGCTGACTCATCAATATAAGCCCCCAATGTAATTCTTCGAATATAGGCTGTTTTGCCTAATTCTGTAAATACATCTGATATTGCATCCAAAGTGTCTGTGATAAGAATATCGGTCATAATTCATCCACAGTACTATCTGCGTTATACGTAGATGGTGGATTGTCAAACATGCCCATTTTGAATTGATTGGGAGGACGATCCGAGTGTGCATCTACACTTTCCATATCGGCAAGAGATGTGCCTCCTACAACAGGAGCAGGAACCATACCACCTGTAATTGCTCTCCAATCATAAGAAGCAGCTAAATTCATATAATTTTGGTACTTCTGCCGAAGAGCAATCTTGATTGATCCCACTTCAAGATTAACTTTTTGAACAAATTGAGAGGCAATCATTCTTGCCGCCAAAGCTGCCGCCCGATACTCTGTTGCTTCCAAAGCCATAATGGCTGTATACTGATCTGTAGTAAGATATTGATTATCTCCTGCCGGATCGTGCACCATACTTCGAAGTAAAGTTTCAGAAACAGCCATTATCCACGTCTCCGCCGAGTGTTTTTATTAGTAGGGACTTTAGGAGTTAAATCAACGTTCTCTTGAGCCTCAGAGTTAATTTCTTCCATTTGTAATTGAATTTCTTCCTTTTGAGAGGGTTTGGGGGCATGAGTTCTTTCATTAATCTTTTTCGAAACTTGGGTAACAAGTTTCCCCCTGGAGATCATTCCAGATAATTTTTGTATAGAGACCCCTAATCCCTCATAGTCAAAAGGCTCCCCTCGTTCATACCACTTCCCATTCCAAAGAATTCTTCGTTTAACGTAAAGTTTATCACCTTGTGTAAACCCTGGGATAGCCATCAATTTCTCCTTTAACTATGGGGAGGGGATTTGTCCCCCCCCCATAAATTTGTTATTGCACACTCAACAACACATATCGATCTACCAATGGGGTTACAGCACCGGCCATTTTCACACGAATCATTGTGAATCCTCGAATGTCGGCTTCATAAAGACCACAAGTAGTCATCGATGTAGATTTGGAAACAACATCCAATCCTGTATATGTCGTAGTTGTAGTTGCTGTGCCTACTTGAGCCCCCGAAGCTGCTGTAGTATACGTTGTCGTATAAACAGGAATTGAAACCCACCCCTGGCCACCACTTGCTGTTGCCAACGATCCCAATTTACCTTGCAGGTAAAATACTTTCGCCGTTGTTCCACCTGTAATAACTGGGTCAGCTGCTGAAGCATTGGGATCAACCAATCCCAAACCCACTTGATCCGTCACACCCATAATTTGAATGCGGGCTATCGAATTGGAGAAACAATTGATATCATTACCCGTCAAAGAAGTAGAAGCTGCCTTAACCTGATAAGCATACAATTGCATTCCCGGTGTCTGACTACGGGCATAAACATTGTACGTATCATTTGCACCTGGAAGGTTATCCCCAAATACGTAAGTGCCCACAATAAACATGCCCAGAAGAATCAAAGGAAGAACATACAGAAATGAAGATCGAGTTTTACGGGTCATTTTTTCATCCCTCCTTTCTTATACCCCAGGCCCGGAGCCGCTCGCAATATACGCATTCAGGAAGAACGTTCCCAAATCCGCCCCAATCATCTTCATGTCATTGGCATACTCAATTTCGTACCGGGTCGCCTTTTCTTTATCCATGTAGAATTGAGAAATATTTTGTCCATCCTGGCCTTGTAGACCAGTCCAAACAAACGTTGCCATCGACATCGGAGTGAATTCACTCACTACTGGAGGAACGTAACACAGAAGAGCGTTATCACCTGCAATGAATCCCAAATTAGCACTTTGTCCTTCTTGTGCTGAATCGTAAACGGCTTCCAGAACTTCAATGTTGGGAATTTCGAAAAGGGTTTTCAGCAAATCCACATTAGCAACTGCCGGTTGCCCAGGAGTAGCTCCACCTTTCACTCGATCCAAAATATCAGGATGCTCGATTAACTTGTCATATACATTCTTTCCCAGAATCAATGTGTTTGGTTTAATTCCGGTTGTTTTCAGAATGTAAGTGACTTCCGCTTTGATATCTTGAATAGGAGTGGAAGCTTCGTCACCCCATTGAAGGAACTCACCTGATCCAGGATCATTTGAAGAGCCAGTCAGTTCCCGTGTCCATTTGCCTGTCACGAAGAAATTATCCCGCCACTGAAGTTCATTGGTCAGCAAATAAACACCCGTCAAATATTGCTGAGTCCCAATGCTCAAATCGGCTGGATTGTCTGCATTGGCAAGGGTTTGGTTGTCCAAATCCTTATGGAATGCGTACACATCACATCGATATTGATCCGTGCTGTACGTCCAACGTCCACCCGCCGATTCGGTAGCCGGAGCTCGCTTACGAGCACGGTCCCGCATAAAGGAACCTTTCGGCCAAACTCGATAATAATTGGATTGCTTTGCCACTCGAATTCGAGGGGCTACCCGTGTTGCTATGAATCTAGTTTGGTCTTGAATATAGGCCGCACTAAATCCGGTCAACAAAGCGTTAATGTGAACATCGCCAGGGGTAGGATTATCCTTCTTAATCCGTTGATTCAGAAGAAGGATTTCCGCTGCTTTACGGACTTCATCCATCGTACCAGAAATAACTTTATCAGGCATTGGTTTAATCCTCCTTTCTTATGCGTAATAAGGTTGAAGCAGAACAGAGATAATGTCTCCGGCTGCTGTTGCCGCCTGCAACGCTCTGCCTACAATGACATCGGTCTCTGAATAAGCAACAACTCTGCCACTTGAATCCGAAGTAACCTGTGCCATTGCATCAATTGCATCTCCTGCAATAACCGGCACAACACCAGAAATAGCCACTGTAGCCGCTGCACCTACTGCATCAGGCTTATTCTGAAGAACGCCAACTACTGCACCACCTGCTGAAGTGTTGACAGAGACTCGGCGTTCACCAGTACCGGATTTAACAAGGTAGTATTGATAATCGGACAGATCACCGGAAGCTTCCAATGTTACTGAAACCATCGCTTCTGAATATGCTCCAGACATGTTGTTCTCTCCTTTCTTGATATTTTTTAATTCCCATACATTTCTTTTTCATACTCTCGATACAATTCAGGATTAGACAAAATCACTTCCTGCTTTGCTTTCTCAATGGAAATACCTTTGCTCTTGGCAACTTGAGTAGCCAGATCAGTAATTTGGACAAGAACACTCTGGCCAGTATTTCCACTACCACTTCCACCAATTGAATCGAAGCTCTTTCCAATTGCATTATTGGCAGATTTCAATAATTCCAATAAACCCTTCTTCACGGATTCATCATTGATGGAATCAATCTGGCGAAGAATTTTGGCCTTAACGATTGGCTCTCCAGGAACATTCGGATATTCCTTTTCAGCAGCCTTTTCAAATTCCGCCAGTTCCCGCTTTTCTTTTTCAATCCGAATCGTTTCGGCTTGCTTGTGAATACGTTCTTCCTGGCTCTTCAAGACAGCAAACGTATCGTCACCTACTACCGATTTCCGAATCACTCGGCCTTCAGCAGTGGTATAGGTTTCATCTTCGTCTTTCGCTTTTTTAATCAATTCTTTTCGCTGATCCACCGTTGCTTTGCGGAACAAAGCCTTATCGTCATCTTTCTGGATGGAGTCATAATAAGACTTTTCTTCCGCCGTCATTTTCGCCAGAATGGAAAGTTCATCCACCCGAGCTTTCTGTTCATCAAGAGCTTTATCCACAGCTTCCTTTACCGCTTTGTCAAACTGCTCCTGAGTGTATACCGTTTCTTTGTCAGGCATGTCCTTTGCCTCCTTTTCAAATATTTGAATCGTTACCGATAATGCTTTCGTAAGTTCTGATGCAAATTCCTCAATGCAAGTCTTCAAAGCCGATTCTTTCTGATCAGGGGAAATATTTTCATCTGCAAGAACCCGATAGAATGAAGATCGAAGCATTTCACTATAGTCATACATGGGAGACATGATTGCGCGAACTGCCTCTTCAATGTGAGCTGCCTGAAGGACTTCATTGAATTTTCCCTTTACAACGTCAACATCATCATCCGCTGCTTTCCAAAAAACAGCTTTGGCATCCTTATTGATGCCCTCACGGCAGGAAGAAACCTCACCAATGGTCATATTGGTTAATCGCCGCTTTTTCATTCATCTACCTCCTCCCTGATCCCATGTCCTCCAATAGAGAAGGAGGTATAGGTTCCTTCTTTTATAGCTTTCCAAACTTCTTCATCATTAACTTTGAATCCACCCCACCATCCAACCATACCTAAATCAATTCCTAATAGGGCTTGTTTTTCTTTGGTAAATACCATCGATTCCACTAAGTGTCCCACTCCTTTTCGAACGTGTCGATCCCCCTGAAGTCGAGCATTTAACACAAAATCATAAGCTGATTTTTCCAAATCCGATGGTTCAATAAAATCCCCTTCATCATCGACAATTGATTCTCCACCTTTTTCCACAATGGAAAACCACCCAAATACAAGCCGCTCATCTTCATCTGTTTTTTTTATTTCTGACTGCATTTCAAGGGAAACATAGGATTTCTTTATCCATTTCCCATTTGTTCCTTTTTTCCACTTCCGTTTAACAACTCCCCAAGCCTGCCGCATCGCCGATTCTTCTGAACCACCACTCGAAAGAACAGAATTTGCCACTTCACGAAATTGAGATTGGGCTTCACTTGGAAGGTTGGATTTTACTGAGTCTGGAAGATCAGAATTCGTTTTCCACGGCATTTTTATTTCCTTATAGACAAAAGAAAAAGGCAAACGGATGAATGGGCACCCATTTGCCTTTACTTTTGTCCTGTTTATGCCCCTGGTGATCAGCCAGGAGTTTCTTATTCAAATTTCAACCGCACTTAGATGCAAACATACACCAACTTTTTGAAAATGCAATACCTATATTTTTAGAGGACCGTTATGTAGGTTGTGCATCGGCAATTTACCACCTCTTCAGCCGGAGCATTTGGATCACCCGGAAAGCGCAATCGGTTCCCCAATGGAGTTATAAAGTACTCATGAATTGACCTCCCATTTGGATTCAATACAGGTATCCCCCGATGAGAGTATCGAGTCCGGTCATCATGGGTGAATACCCAATGCCGAGTATACTTTACAATCAATTCACCACTTTCTTCTGCTTGACGGAGAGATTCAAACTCTCCCATATTAATAGCCCGAATCGATTCTGTTCGAGCAATAGTCTGAGCCCGAAAATTAATCATTCTCTGTCGATACCTCTCCACCATCTTATCCACTTTATCAGCAGGAATTGACTCTCCTGATGCAATAGCTCTTTGAATGCTGCGGTCAAATCTTCTATCCCGCAGCTCTCTTTGAAGAGGAGTGGAACTTCCCGACTCCAATCCAGCCCGAAAATTTCGCACTGCCTGTTCTTGAATATCTGTCAATCCAATTGAATCCCGAAAATCACGAGCCGTCTTAATTGGGTTGTTGCCAGCAATGATATTTGCCTCTAAGCTTTGTTGAACCGCCTGCCGAGTGGACTGGGAAATATAAGAAACCAAACGAGCATTATGATTATTCAGCTCAGAAATCGTATTTGGATCGAGAATATTGAAAACATAAGTAGCCTTGGCTGATCCTTCTGGTAATAAATGAATGGCAATTCTCCCACTCTGGGAAACTGCGTCCACTATCTCACTTCGAATAGCAGCAGAAATATAATCTTCTAAATTACTAATCAGTCCCATTACTGCCGAAATTCCACCCCGCAATAAAATCTCTTCCACCTCTTTGAGAACAAGTTCACTTCGGATTTGTTCAAAAACATCCAGCAAAGAGTTAGCAATTCTTGGTTCAAATGCCAAAGCAATTCGTTCCAGCCGATCTCGAATATCTTCCTTTTGAATAACTTCAATCATTGATTTTGATTTCCAGGATTTGGGTTCGTATCCGATTTTACCGTACCATAATCAGCCATGTCATTCCGATCCGGCCATCCCGCCCGATTGCGCACATGCTGCTCCAATTCAGGATCGGGGAATAAAGGCATCCCCGCCCGCGCCAGATCACTAAGGGTTTTTGCCAACTCTGCAATATTCTCCGCATCCACTTTCCCATATTGAAGCATGGGCATCGTCTCATAATCCCATCCATTGGCGTCCCATATAAAAGGAAGGAGCTGCCGATTGCAAACTTCTGCAATGACATTTAACCATCCTTCCAAAGCATTTGTAAACATTCGAGTCTTGTCCGTAGAAAGAGCGTAGGAACCCCGTTCACTAGTTCCCATCATCAGAAAATCAGCCATCACACAACGAGCAATTCCACGGTCTTTTCTTTCAATGACCTTTCCAGTATCAATTGACCTTGTTCCCTTAGAAGCAATCAATTCAAAGTCCACTTGTCGGGTTGAAGTGTACTTTCCATCCTGATCTACAAATGGATCAGAGGGAATCAAAATACCCGCCTGATGATTAAAGCGAATATTCTTCGCCATTGCAATATAGGAATTCACTACAGCCACATTTTCTGCTTGTGTGGATTTCATTACTTCTGAAGGAATACGTACCATCGGAACACCGTTCATTTCCCGTTCAATCGAAATTGCTTCCGTCATTTCGATGGTAGTTTTGAAATGGTATTGTTTATATGCCGTCCGAAGAACCGAATGCCCTTCTGGATTGTTCTTATAATTCTTCGCCCGAAACAATAGGCTCCTATCTCTCGGAATCAGAACTTCCTTCATTCCTTTGGGGAGAATTTGCCACATTCCCAATACTTCATCTTCCCGTTCATCCATTTGCCATTTGGATAAGGTATCCTGAGAACGAATTGCCAGCTTTCGGATTCCAATTGCCCCATCTGAAAACCGGCTTCGAAACCGTTTATCTTTCTGTTTTGGCCCCAATCTCCGTTTTGGAATAATTTCAAAATAAGACCATCCATAAGGAAGCATAGAAAGAACTTCTGTTATGAACTCCGGCCAGGAATGTTCCATATCAGTAAAAAGAGCACTTCGCACCCATTCTTTCTTACTTTCACTTTCTGGATTTCCTTTCTTCGTCTCTTCCAAAACAACTTGCCAAGGAACAGAGCGAAGAGTCATTTCAATAGCAAACAATATAGCCCCTACTGTATCGTCTGTTTCACTCATCTCCTTATATACTTTTATGGCTTTTCCACCATAAAGTTGTGGAAGGTACTCTTCATGAACATATCCACCAGGAATCTTTAAGCCAGTAACTCCTAATTCCATAAGAGAAACCTGTGGATTTGCTTTTTCAATATTGTGATACATTGAAGGAGCATTTATAGAAACATCGGGGGGCTCTGCAAACGATTCTAATCTGGATTTTCCATTTGTTCTCATGATATCCACCTTGGACCTGCAATAATGGGTTCTAATTCACCGGCTGGAGCTGGTAAACTGCCAGCAGCCCCTTGCAACAAATAAGAAGGCATATCACCGGCAAGAATTTCTGGAGTCTTTGCAGCCCGTGATACATCCCCCTGACGAAAGATATTCCGCAATTCCTGATATGCTCTGGACGCCGCATCTACCTGATCCAAATACTTTCCCCTGGGAAACACACAATGCTCATCAATAAATGCTTTATTCCAACTTCCTTCCACCAAATAGATATTTTCCAATTGCCAATCAGAAGCATACGCCTGCGCCCGGTTTACCTTATCCCCTGATTCCAAACTGGTTCGAACAGGGTACCCTTTTAGTAAATCTTTCCAATTGTAAGCTAATTGTTTTCCTGCTGCCCCAGGGTCTTGTGGAATGGACTGAAACCGCACTTCCAAATCGTCTGCTTCTACCGTCGCTTGTATGTTACTTGCCAATCGTCCAGCAATAGCTCTGAAACGAGTAACATGAAGTATATAGTATTTATCCCCTACCCGTTTCATTTTTACTCCTGCTGTCCAGGCACTATCATACTCTTTCCCGGCAGCAATGTCCCACCCCCGAACTGTAACTCCACCAGAAGGAACCGCTTCAAATGGAATGATACTGTTTTTGAACCAATCCCGGTCAAACATTCCCCCTTTTCTGGGAGAAGGACGTTGTTGAAGCTGCCCTGCTTCTGCATAAGGAGAAAGCCCTAGCTCCTTTAATCCAGCTTCATTCCAACGTTGAGGCCAAAGAATCTCCCCATCCTTCGTTCGAGGGTCATCAACACTTCGATGGGGATGGTCATGTTCAAAATAAGCTGGCAAGACTAAATAAGTATACCCCTTACTGATCAAATCCCCTGCTAAATCTTCTTCATGCAATCTTTGCATAATACATAATTTCACAACAGTTTTGGGGTTATTAGCACGAGTCCCAACACTTTCATTCCACCATATATTTGTCTTATGACGTATGGCTTGAGATTCAGCATCTACAGCATTTAAGGGATCGTCAACTATAAGCCAATCAGCTCCTTCTCCTGTAACAGCCCCCGAAACAGTTGCAATCTTTCGATATCCTTTTTTCGTATTTTCATAATCCCGGACTTTATCTCTATTTGTATTATCCAAACAAACAATATCCCCCCATCGTTCTTTGAACCAATCAGAACGAATCAGAGTCCGAGATTTAATAGCATCTCGTTCACAAAGAGAATAGGCATAGGAGAAAGTGAAAAACCGTTCCTTTGGATTATTGATCCACACCCACACAGGAAAAGCAACTGAAACAATGGAAGACTTGCAATGTCGAGGAGGAATATTAATGACCAAATTTCGAATTTCTCTCCGATAGCACCTCTCCAAATATTCACAAATTAGGCTAATATGCCAATTATCAATAAATGGAGCAGGATCAAATTGAGGCCAGGATAATTTAAGAAATTCATACAAACTCCGTTTCCCCAATTCCCGTTCAATTTGGATTTTACTAAGCACAGTTTGTCGAATTAAATTACCTGCTACTACAGGAATTTCTTTTTTCTTTATAGGAGATGGAGGAAATGTTCTCATGCTACTCCCCTCATTTCATTCATTGCTTCATCTATTAAATCATCCATTCCAAAATTTTCATCCTGATCCTCTTTTTCTACAGACCCCTCCATCATCTGAATTTTTCCCATAAGTGAATGAAATGCCTTTAACTCATCACTTGTCAATTGAGATAAATCCATATTCTTCATTTGTTCCTGTTGCCGCTCATTCACCGCTTTATCCAACGAACGAAACAACCATCGTTTAGGATCACGAGCCTTTAACCAATAAATCAAAGCTTTTACATCCGGTGGGAGAAAGTGATCCTCATGTGTGACAGAACGATTTTGGTAAGTCTTCATCGTCCCGTCTTCATTGTAAATTGGCTCTCCAGTTTCCTTATCAAGCACCACTTTCGTTTCTACCGTGACCTTCCGAGTTTTGTACCGGAATCCCGTAGCCCGCTGGAGCATCCGCCGTTCAATGACTTGGGTATTAAAAATATCTTTCCCCAACTGTACAGCTTTACGAAATTGGGGGTGGGACTGCAACCATCGATGATATGTTTTATTAGCAATCCCGAAGAATTGCATCAAATCATGATTTCCAGCCCCTTGGTAGGCACACAACCGAAAAGCCGCTTTAGGATGAAAATCTTCAATATAATTTTGGCTGCCATCCGATGGAACAACATATCCTTCTCCCATCAACTCGGTAAACCGTTGATCGGTAGCCGATAGCTTTACCTTCGTTGTTTTAGGCAGCCTATTCTTTCTAACTGGTTTCTTTTGTCTCATTTACATCCTGCCTTTCAGCTCCAAAGAATACCCAATTCATATTTCATTGTCAATTCATAAAATATTTTGTCACGAAGCCACCACTTTTTCGTATAATGTAAATAAGCAAACAAACTACCCATAGGAGTAAAAGCCATGAACAGGAAACCCCCGTTTGATCCACCCGTATTGCCTCCTGATCTGCAAGAAGAAGAATCCGATATCGTTCAGATCACAAAATTGAACAAAGACCTCCGCATTGCCGCTCAATCCATGTCCAAAAGCGGAGCCCGGTTCACGGTGGATGCCTACTATCAAATCCAAAAGCTCCGAATCCAGATGCAAAATCAAGTCCGGGAAATGGAAAGGTTAAATGAGCCCATTGATTTCCCTCAATATCTTGCCAACCAATTTGTTACCCTGGAGAGCATTGCCAAAAGTGGATTGAATCTCTTTACAGACACACTCCCCACTTCCGTCTGGGCAAAAAGCATTTGTGGAATCGGTCCGGTCATCTCCGCCGGTCTGGAAGCTCATATTGATTTGAACCGTGCCCCCACCGTCGGGCATATCCATTCACTGGCAGGAATTCATCCTTTGGTCATTTGGTATGGAAAAGAAGGAGCCAAAAAGATTGTAGATCGATTCGTTCCCGGACCGGATAGTACGCTTGCCACTATGGAACAAATGACCCAGATGATCGATTACACTCACCGGAACCTGTATGAGTGGCTCAAACATTTAGACAAAAAGAAAACTGGAAAAGTAGTTCTTCCTACAAAGACCAATCTTTGTAAGATTCTTGCCATGCGCCCTTGGAATGCCAAATTAAAGACACTCTGTTGGAAAATCGGAGAGTCTTTCACCAAAGTAATCAACCGGGAAGATGGATTCTATGGACGGCTTTATCTGGAACGGAAGATTCTGGAATGGAATAAGAATCTGAATGGGGAATATGCCGATCAGTGTGATGCTACATTGGAAAACAAGAAGATCGGGAAGGACACAGAAGCGTATACTTGGTATAGTGGACAGTGGAGAGTCCCAGAAGGTACGGAATATCATGGGGAAAGCATGGAAGTGTTCCAGAATATGCTGGTTTCCCCTGATTCCACCTCTACAAAGGAGCAGAATGCTGTCAATGTGAAGATGCTTCCCCCCGCACACATTCATTCTCGTGCCAAACGATGGGCTGTTAAAATGTTTCTGTCCCATTGGTGGTATGTGGGGTATGTCAATAAATATGGAAAGGAGCCAAAACCGCCTTATGCCATTGCTCATTTGGGACATGTACACTTCGTTCCCCCTCCCAATTTCGAGCAAAATCAAATGATTGGAAGAGACACAGTACAAAAATGATTCAGAATTACCGAAAATCCATGTCAATAGAAAGAAATCAGA